TTGGGTTTCTGAATCAGGCAGTGAAAGCCCGTTGTCGGCTGAGTCTGGAACAATGACTTGGGACACAGAAACAGGTGGTTCTACTTCTGAGTATGACAATAAGCGCCAAGCTATCTACCTCGATGACTTGCCTATTGGACCACCTGGAACAGTGGCAAGAAGAATCTACAGAACAAAAAATCTTGGAAATGGAGCAGGTGATGATTCTGTAGCTTCCTACTACTTCGTTGCTGAGATCAAGAACAATAGTGATGAGTCATTTGTTGATTATGTTCCAGACCAGTTTCTAATAACGCTGGCTCCATCTACCTCAGCAAGTGTACCTTTTCCTGCTCCGGGTGCTCGCTTTGCAGCTACGTTTAAGAACTGCTTGTTCCTTGACGGTGGTCAAGCTGATCCTACTCGTGTGTACTACTCGAACCCACTGAATCCCGATTCATTTTCTGCCTCTGACTACTTTGATGTAGGTGTTCGAGACGGTGGTGACATCACTGGATTGTTTGCTTACTACAACAGCTTGATCCTGTTTCGTGAGTCATCCATCGAGTTGGTTCGTGGAGATCCTGCTAACGGCTTCAATGTTGTTCCGTTCATCCAAGGTATTGGTTGCAGGGCTATCAACTCGGTGAGTGCTGTTCCTGGTGTTGGTATCATGTTCTTGGGTAACGATGGTGTCTATCGAATCTTTGGTGGCCTTGACGGTGGCTCTCAGGTTCAGATTGAGAAGATGACCACCAACTTGGTTAAGACTGAGAAGCGGTTCAATCCTGCGCTGTTGGCTCGTGCGTCTGCTACCTACAGTCCTAAGTGGCGTGAGTGGCATTGCTACATGCCTGTAGACGGGGAAGAGAAACCATCATTTGGTCTTGTGTACCATGTGGATAAGAAAGCTTGGTCTACCCGTACAGGCTTTCCAGTAGGGTGCATCTGCGCTGATCAGAATGGTGAGCTTGTGTTTGGCCACAATACTGGAAAACCGTCAGGCTTTCCAAGCACTTGGGAGACTGGCTTGTTTGTCATCTCCAGAGTTAGGCAGGCTGGATACACAGTTACCGGTGGAGACACTGCTACACCAAGGGCTGCGCCCACCAGCATTTACAAGTCCAACTGGATGGACATGGGCAAGGCAGCGCAGAAGAAGTTCGTCAAGTACGTCTACCTGCATGTGATGACCAAGGGCGACAACACGATTCCCATTACCTACTACAAAGACTTCGACTACAACGGTACAACATCTTCTGGTGAGAAGATGCAGCGTGCGGACCATGTAGATCAGGGTGTGTTTGGCAAGGGCGTATGGGACACTGCTGTGTGGGAAGACCCGTTCTTCACTACGATTCGTTACCCGATTGCACTGGGTGCAGCCTCGTTCTTTGCCTTTGAGGTAGAGACAAGCAACGACATGGTTCTTGTTGGGTACTCGCTGGAGTTCGCAGCCAACAAGACCCACACCATCAAGGGCAAACGCTAATGGCATTCAAGTGGACAGAAGGTGAACACCGTAGTGGCAACATCCTTGATGCTGACGAGTTCAACAACTCATTCAACGCATTCAAAGGTGAGATCAACGGAGGATTAGATAGGGAGAACCTGCCTAATGGTAGCATATCTAACGATGAGTTGGCTTCTAATGCAATGGTCAAGTACGTTGTTGTACCCAACATTAGGGCTCAAGACACTTCTACATTGCAACTAAAGTGCGACGATGATGCAAGCGGAAACATTATCACTGAAGACATAAAAGCTATTTCGCACAACACCTACTCTGGAAGCTGGAAGACAAACCCTGCATACAACATTGAAACTTTGTTCCAAGAAGGAATGCTTCATATTGAGTTCAACTGTTGGTATTGGTCGCTAAACTCAAATGCTAACGGCAACTTTCTAAGAACCGTACAGTTTCAGATTATGTTGGATGGGGCTGTAGTTATTAGAAGTGGTGTTCACTTACAAAATGTAGGCCAGATTCATCTTGTTACAGATCTTCCTATATCTACAGGAAGTCATAAGATTGAGATTAGATGGCGTTGTTCTGCTTTTACAAGCACGACAGGAAACAACCCTATCACCATCAGTGATCCAGTTTTCTACTATGATGGTGGTCAACTTACAGCAATCAACAGGTATCGCTAATGAGTACGATCAGCACAACTAACTTTGAAGCTGGTGAAACCACCAACCGCACTGATGCCAACAACAAGTTTTCTGCTGTAGCTACAGCAACTGGCTCTATCAATGAAGAGAACGTAAGATCAGAAGGTATTGACCAGCGGCAACTTGCACCACATGCGTACCCTGGTGGTCGCTTAGAGCCTATCGTTTATGCCGACTACACAACTAACTGTGCATCCTCGATTACATCCAACACATACACTGATTCAGTTAGTACGCCAACAGATGGGACAGGCGCTTTCTACATTTCTCATGGTGATGGCCTTCATCTAAACTGGTCAGGACTTACTGGTGGGGGTGTTGTTGTAAAAGCAGGCGACCTTATTCGCATTCACTTTGATATTTTCTTAGAGAAGATCAACGATCCTGGCTACGCTTCTAATGGTCCCGCAGGCCCTAAAGCGGGTGGTCGTCTAAACAACAGACCAGACCCGATTGGGATCTTGTTTTTCCCTTTGTGGAAAATCAATGGAGCCGCATCGTTTACAAATCTTACGAATGAAGCTGATTTAGACAACACGATTACTGCCCCTGCGGGGATTCCGTTCAACAACACAGCCAATACAAAAGTAGATTCTGTAGCCTTCTGTTCAATGGAAGGGTATCTCGATACCGATTGTTTTCCGGTAAGAACAGTTCATGGTTCTTGGAACTATGTACACACTGGTGCTGACATTACCATCAATGAGATCAAGCTATATGCTCGCGGACCAGTGGTTTATCAGTTTGATTCTACAAGTAGTACCAGGGTTTTTCATGCGCCCGTGTGGGGCACAGGCAGGTATGGTAACACCTACTTAGACATTCCTGCATCTGGTGCTTCTAACTTCAACATTACATTGGGAAATGGGCACCTTGGTGCTGTGATTATGAGGGGGGACAGCTAATGGCTTACACACCGGTCACCATGCCAGCAGGCGCTATCTTAGCTACGAACCCTGCTGGTCAAGGCGTGCAAGACAATCTCGACAAGATGCGAAACTATGTCGATGGTGGTGTGGTTGCTGCGGACATTGCTGCTGACAACTGGGCTCAGTCTAAGCACATTATGCGAGGCCACTACAACCCTATTGTAAACATGCACTCGTTTGTCAGTGGTTTGAACGGTGCAAGAACAGCAGATGCAGACCAATACTCGTTTATTGGTAATGGGTATACAGACCGTGGTGGNNCAAGCGACCCAAGTACGGGTCCGTATCCAGACACAACGATTGACTTTTTTCTCAGGTCACCAGCAGATGTCATGTTTCAGTTTGCTGCTTATCCAGTGACACCAGCAATGCCGACACTTGCATCAAACTATGCTTCTCAAGTTTTTATCTATCTTGATGACACTAAGGTTTTAGGTTCTCGGTGTTGGCAAGCTCATTATGCGTCTGGCGTAACAGCAGATCTAAGGATTCTTCCTCATTACCAAAACACTTGGTCTGGTTTCTACATTGCTAAGAACCTGGCAGCAGGGGAGCATACACTTAGTCTTCGTGGATTTACCCGTGCAAGGTATAGTTTTCTTACTAAATGGTCAGTAAGTCTTGAAGCGTTTTACAGGTAGGACAACATGTCAACTAACTTTAGTCGAATAGCACAAAGCGCAGTAAGTACAGGAGCCTTGGGTGCTTCTGCTTTTGGTCCTGCTGGATTAGTGGCTGGCCTTGGGGCAGGCGCTATTGCTGGAGCAGCAGCAGGAGAAAGCGAGGCAGAAAGGCAGCAGCGTATGCGCCTTGAAGAGTTGCGCCGTAAACAAGAGCTTGGTCAGTTGGGATACACTGAGCAAGAAATGAGCGTGCAGATGGCTAAAGAGTTTGGCGCTATGGCTCAACAACAACGAGCACAGCGAGAACAACAAGCTGCACTTATGGCTGGTCAAGACCTTGGCGCTGGTGTTCAAGCAATGCAACGCCAAGAGCAAGACGCTATTAGGCGTCAAGAAGCAGAAGATCTCAGACAAGCTCAAGACTTAAGACAACTCCAAGAAAGAGAAAGGCAACGTCAAGAGCTTGAACAAAGAGAAGCCCTTCAGCTTGTCAAAGAACAAGAGGAACGAGAGGCAATGCTGCAAGCCCTTGGTCAAGGCGCTTCACAGATTCAACAA